ATTCATTACAAAGGAACAAGACAAGGACCAAAGCCAAAAGAAGTTGAGGCAATAGCAAGGAAACATCAGTTCGGACACTTTGATGGAATGACCGACAGTTATAATTATAGTAATTGGAATGACGAAATACCCCAAGCCAAATATGTCCATGTTTCAGTAGATACAAAAGAACTAAGAGAAGAAATGAAAGAGGAGTTTATGAAGCGATACGGATTAAAAACTTTCGAGGATAAAGAGGCAAGAGAAAGGTTGGGAATGTGGGCAGACCAAGCACTTTATAGATTTATGCAGGAGAGTCTTGGGTGGGAGTAAGCTGTTGACTTTGTCCTTCTTAAAAGAAAAGGTCGAGAAGAGGTTAGAAAAAAGTAAAAGCATAAAATTATGAGAAAATTTGAAGCAAAAAGATACGCCGACCTGGACTGCGAATACTGCCTCGGGGAGGGGGTTATAGAGCACGACCCCCTCGGCCCGGAGGAGAGAGCGAACACGGAAACGTGCATTTGTTCGGCAATAAATTACGAAGACAGTCAACACGATATGTACGACGAATGGAGGGACGAAGGAAGATTATAAACTTAAACAAAATAAAACTATGGGAGTAACAATACATTATAGATTATCTCAAAACAAGGGGAACGTAAAAAGAACATTAGACAGAGCCGAAAAAGTAGCAGAGGGAATGAAAGAAACTCACAAGGAAACCTCTTTCAAGATAAAAAGATATAGCGAAAGAGAACTATACATAGATATTGGCGGGTGCGAAACATTAGCATTTGATTTTCGGACCGATAAGGAATGGGAGGAACGAGCAGAGGGCGGGTGGAATTACGAATATGCAACACTTAAAGATTACAAGTATTTCAAAGAGGAAGAAAATGCACTGTGGACAAGCGGGTTTTGTAAAACTCAATTCGCCGAAGATTTGAAAGAGCATAAAATGGTAGCAGATCTGATAAGAGTCGTCGCCGGTTACTGTGATTTTGCGGAGGTAAATGACGAGGGAGATTATTACCACTCTGGAGATATGGACGACGCCGAAAAAGCAATAAAAGAGAACGGGGCTTTAATAGATAGCGTTACAGGAAAATTAAAGGAGCTTGGCTACAAAGAAGAAAACATTATTAAAGGAGAAACTAAGATAAAATAAAACTATGACTAAACAAGAAACAAAACAACATATAGAGAAACAGCTTAAAAAGTGCAACGACGAAATAGACAAGATGATCGTAGCCGGAGAACCTTACACGCGAAGCTATTGGGAAAAAAGGAGGCAACAACTGGTAGAAGAGTTAAAAAAGGTCGCATTAAAAAAGTAATAGCAAGTAGCTAAAAAAATACGGTTGCTTGCGAAAATATGAGAAAAAAATATTTGAAGCTTACAAGGGAGCAAAAAGAAAGGGGAGTACAATTTTCTAGTGAGTTTGTAGGAGTAAACAATCCTATAAGACACGAAATAACAATGGAGGAGTATAGAGATAACCCCCAAGAGGCTGAAGAAAAGGAGAAGAGATTGTTAGATGATAGCTTTTTCAAAGGGTGGGGAGAAGATAGCGAGGGAGGAGTTATACACGAGATTAGAAGATAAAAGGGTCGCATTAAAAAAGTAATAGTTAAATAAAATGCCAAAAGGAAAAAAACAAGAAGACCAAAGCAGGAGAAAAGCGACGAAGGTATTCACTGGGATAATGCTATACGTATTCCTCTCGGTAATAGCCATGGCCGCTTTAACAACAACGGTTATAAGTCAAAGAGGAGCAACAGCGAATCTACAAGAAAAGGTCGAATTAAGAGAAAAAGAAATAAATCAACTAATAGATTACTGCGACATGGACGTCAAGGTAATCGAAATCAAGAACCATGAAAAAGAAAATTAACAGGGTAATTATATTATTGGCGGTAACAGGGGTAATGATTTGGGGAGCGTTCTGGTACACGGCCCCGGAGGAAGCAAGACCAGAACCGGAAACAGAAGCCCCGGAATTGACAGAGCAAGAAAAGAGAATAAGAGAAGTAATGAGCCGGGAAGAGTTCCAAGATAGGATAGAAACAGAGGCGGAAAAGATTTACTGGGAAGAGGAAAGAGAGAGGGAAATAGAAGAACACGAAAAACGGCTTGAGAGGATAGAAAAAGAGCTGGAGCAGCTCCGGGAAGATAGCATCTCTTTTTAGCTACCCCCGCATCCAAGGAAATAGAAAAGGTAATCATTGAAATGGAAGTAGGGAGCCGGGAGAATTGCCACGATTTGAGGCACGGCTCTGGCGAGATTGGCTGCAGGGGGTACCTTCTACAAACTTGGCAGGAATACGCAAGAGAAATTATAGGATACGTCCCGGAGAGAACAGAAGCAAACGAAAGATACGTAACGATAAAGAAGATACAGAGATGGCTGGATCAAGGAAAGGATCCGGAAACCATATTCTTAATATGGAACCAAGGAAGAGAAGGAGCATGCCGGGCAGGAATAAATTCCCACGGAGTAAGATATAATTCTTGTGCATACGTCCGGGGAGCAATAAGAATGCTTGAAAAATAAGACTGGACAAGGAAGACGAAGTATGATAAACTGATATAAAATAAAAAAACAAAAAATGCTGAAACAAAAAAGAAGAACAAAGAGGATAAATCCTGAGAAGTGGTATTCGTTAATTGAAATTGTGGAGGGTCGACTATTGGCTAACCTCCGTGGCTGGAAGAGCGTGCGGAGAGTAGTAAATGCCGATAAAAAACACAAGAACCTTCTCGGTACCGTGATCACCGGCACCGGAAGGGGAACGAAATACCGCGTGAAGGGAGAGAACCTGAAAAGGTTCAAAGAGGAGTGGGAAAGCGGCAAGTACCGGCTCCTCGAAGAAGAATTATAAAACAATAAACAAAACAAAAGAGCATGAAAGACTTAAACAAAACACTTCAAAAATACACCAAAGCCAAAGAGGCCTTGGATAAACACCTCCAAGAGAACAAGGAGGTATTCGACAAGCACCAAGAGATTGTAGGAAGCGTAATGGACGCGGAACAGGAGCTCCGGGAAGTAACATACATAGAACAAAGAAATGCAGAGAATGACAGGATCCGCGTAACATACAGCCCGGCCTACAAGAAATACTATGACGGCGATTACATAATTAAAAAGGTCGACAAAAAAACCCGGGAGAACCTCTTCGGGGAAGGTGCCTTGAGATACGACGTAGACAAGAGCAAGCTCGAGAAAATGGTAGAGCAAGGAAAGGTGCTTCCCAAAATCCTACAAGAGGCCTACCGGGAAGAGGAGTTAAAACCTCGAATAAGAATAAGTGAAAAAGTTAATAAAGAATAATTATGGCCAAAACAAAAGCCGAGCAAAAAAAGTGCATAGAGTGCGGAAAGAAAAAAGACATTAAAGAGTTTAAGGACAAGAAACTAAAAAGCGGATACGGAAAGAAGTGCCAAAAGTGTAAAGGAGTAAAGAAAAGAAAGCCAAGAAGAAAGAAAGATGGGCTGGTAAAAATGACAAGCCCTGTTCGCCCGGAAATGGAGTTCTACGTAGCAAGCGATCAAGCAGACGAACAAGCAATTGAAGCCGAAATAATGGGGCAAGTCCTTCCACACTTCATTTACAAGTTCAAAGACGGTAAAGGAAACGAAGTGAAAGGATTATCGCTTCAAGGGGTAAGAGAAACCACCCGGAGAATAAACAGAATGAAGAGCAGCGGGCAAAGGATAAGGATAAGCCCGGAACCTCCAATTATCAGCAGAGACGTGGAATACAATGGCAAGAAAGGCATTGAAATTCTCGTTTACGCGGAGGACATTGAAAGCGGAGGAGGAAGCTGGGGAAACGCCTTCGAGCCATACGTAAAGGTAGGGAAAGGAGGAAGGACATACCCGAGCCAGTTCCCGGAGAGAGTGGCATTAAGCAAGGCACAGAGGAACGCCCTGCGCGCGCTCATACCGGAAACAACTGCCGTAGCAATGATAGACCAACTCTCGAAGGACCAAAACAAGGTAAAGGAGATAGAGGCCCCGGCGCAACAAACCGACGTAATAGAACCCCAAAAGACAAGTGAACAGCAACTCTACGCAAGTAGCTTGAAAAGAATACAGCAGATCAAAGACGACAAGGAATCGCTGGAAAAGGCGAAAGCAAAGGTCGACGAGCTCCCAATAAACAAAGAGAATAAAGAAAGATTGAAAAATGAAATTCAAAGCCACCTCAAATAAGCTGCCACTTCCTTACATAAGCTATTCGCAATGGTGGTTATTCAAAAGAGATCCAGAAGAGTACTTCCAGCAATACTATATTGCCCGGGTGGACGAACAGACAGACCCCATGCTTCTTGGAAAGATATTCCAAGAGGCGTGGTGCGACCCGGAGGGTTATGATTATGCAAAGGAACTATGGGACGCCGGCTTCACACCAGACAAAGCAAGAATAATGAAAACCGCCTTGGATCACCCGTACTTGATAAAAGCGGAAGAGATGAAAGAAACGGAAAAGGAGATAAAGGCAACCCCCCGGAAGAAAAGAGCGAAGGAACTCGGGCTAACTTATACAATAATGGGAGTACTCGACGGCTGGGACGGAAGAGTAATTGAAAACAAGTTTGGAGCCCCATGGAGCCAGCAAAGAGCAGACGAGGCAGAGCAAGCGACATGGTATGCGCTTCTAACTTACATAGAAGAAGGAACTATACCGGAAATAATTCTGCAAAGCATAAACAGCCGGCACGGGATACCCTCGTGTTTCAGAACGAAGAGAAACAAAAATGACCTCAAGCAAATGGTCGAAGAAATAAATAACATGGTGAAGCTCCTTCGAGCAGGGGACTTTACCCAAAGAGCATGAGCGAATACAGAGAACAAAAGATATGGCCACTGGCCAAAATCGTAAGAAGAATAATTAAAGAGAACCCGCTTGCTTCAAAGGAGGACGATTACTTCCGGGCCCTTTTGATAAAAGAGATACCGGAACTGGAGAATAAAGAAAGGTGCATAAACTGCGAGGCGAGCATGAGGGAACACGTTTTCAAAATGGACGTGTTAAACGCCCTTCTCCTGAAACTGATGGGAGACGAAGTAAAGAGAAGAACCAACGCCGGGGAGAATTTCACAGAAGCAAACAAGATAAGGGTAAGCAATATGGAAAACTGGCCCCACTCGGCAAGGTGCAGAACGAACAAGATAAAACTTCTTGGATTGATAGCCAAGGCAGATAAAAAGGCACATTGGTCGGTAACGAGAAGAGGATTCGCCGCGCTCCGGGGAGAAGAGATCCCGGCAGAGGTCGTAGCGTGGCGCAATAGGATAGAAGAAAGGAGTGGAAAGACAACAACCCTCGAGGAGGTATTCAAGAAACATAGGGCCTATTGCTCGAAAAGGAAAAAAGAAAGCCCTCACAGGCGAAACATGGAGGGATATGACAGGAACGAATGGATCCACTTCGGGGAAATTAAACAAGGAACGCTAATATAAACAAAACAATGAGCCAAAAATATAAAGAGAAGTTAGAAAAAAACCTCGCGCAACTGGAAACCTTCGACAAGTTCCTCGAAAGAGATAAGACGGCGGATCTTGTAATAAACATTGCAAGGCACATACTGAAAAATCCCGGGGACTTCCAAAGCACAGGCTGGCTTCTGAAGAACGGAGCAAAGCTCGCTTCTTACTACGCATACCTTGAAGGGAAATCAAACCAGACGAGACAGGAGGCAGAAGTGGCCGAATTGACGCTAAATTCAGTGCAAGACGGACTTTTGATAGCATATCGACAAGATGGTGCGAATACGACAGAAGCTCGCTCACAGGCAAAGATAGACACCGAGGACAGCGCCATCGACGTAGTAAAGAAAAAACAGCAGGCCGGATACTATAACACTGCCGCCCGGGCCGCGGAAAAGGTCGTATCATTCATTCAGAGCACCCTTCGCAATAAGGAGAGCGAAAGAACAAGCTCCCCGAGCATTGAGAAGGGACAATAAAATGAGAAAAAAATTATCATACATTTTTACAGTACCCGCCTCAATTCTATTTTGGATAGCAGAACGAGTAGCGGGAGGAAAACTGGCATGGCGCTGGGAAGAAGTAATTGAAAAGACAGAGTTTACTTGCAAGAGATGCGGACACAAAGGTAAACCGAAATTCTAATGAGAAAGATCCCGGAAAAACTAAAAAAAGAGATTGAAGAAAGCGGGCAGAACGACGGCTGTGTATTAGACACCGGAGAACACGGCCCATGCGAAGGAGGAATAGAATGGCACCATTGCTTCTTATATGCCGGAAAGCAGATAAACGAGAAATGGGCCATACTCGGCGCTTGCCAAAGACACCACAAACTCGCCCACGGAAACAAAGAAGTGAAGAACGCCTTCCGCCGGGAAAGTTTGAAAAGAGCAGCCCCGGAGGATCTTGAGAAGTATCCTCGGGAAAGTTGGGAACAATTAAAAAAATACTTAAAGGGCGAAGAAGAGCCAGAGGAGGAAATACCCTTTTAGGATTGGACAAACAAAACGAAAGGGTATATAATGAGAATAGAAATGAAAACAAAAAGATGGATAAAAAAACACAAAAAGCAATAAGGAACAGAGTGATAGTAATGGCTTGGGAAGAAATGAAGAACGATATAACCATGCAAGATTTAGCAAGGGCATTAAAGATATCTCTGACAACCTTTTATAGGGTAGTTAAACGAAATACAAAATGCGAAAAAGAAGAATAATAGATCAAAGGAACAAGGAAAAATTCCCAATTGATGACGAATACATCAATGGATACGCAAAACATTGCACAGTCTATGGAACTGCCGTTTATAATTCACTATGCCGACACGCTGATAAGGATCAGTTTAGCTTCCCAAGTATGAAGCTAATGGGAGAACAACATGGGTGTAATACGAAATCAATAATGAAGGGAATAAACCGTTTGGAAGAATACAATATAATTCAAGTACATAGACAAAGAGACAAAGGAGGAAGATGGAAAAATAATGGGTACATTTTAGTAGACAAATCAGAGTGGAAAGAGCTACCAAGTCCACGAGAGGGACACGGTACCATGTCCACGAGAGGGACTTCACCAAGTCCGTCTGATGGACTTGACCATGTCCACGAGAAGGACAATAAGGATACACATAATAAGGAGGCACATAATAAGGAGTTAACGGAAGCTGAAGCTTCCCGGGAATTAAACAAAGAAGTTCAAGAAGTATTTGATTATTTCTACAAAAATATAAATCCTCACATACCACTAAAACACCCGGCGCAATGGAACTCAGGAAGAAAATTGATAGAAAAATACGGAAAAGAAAAAGTAATAAACGCGGCGAAGGCAGCAAAGGTAGCAAACGCCGACAAGTACGGCCCAACGATAACAACAGTAAACCAACTGGAAAGGAATTTTGCTAAACTCGTTTGGTATTACAAGAAAAAAGAAGGATCAATTAAAGGCATAAAAATATGACAAAAGAAATAGAGAAAAAACAAAAAATAATAGTCCTCCGGGACGGAACACAAATTTGGTTAGAATGGGAAAGAGCGGAAAGATTTGAGGAAAACCTTCAAAAAATAACCGAGAGCAAATTTGTAAAAATAGACGGAGAAACTATAAACACGGCTGATATAACGGGAGTTTTGAAACCGAAAACAATTGAGGAAACAGTAAGAAGAAGGAACGGGCAATGGAAAGACAATAACGGGAAATGGAGAAACAAAGGAGATTACGTTTGCCCTCAATGCGGAAACGCCATACCAAGAGGAAAACAATGCGGATATTGTTAAATAAAAAAACTAAGAAATAACTATGAAAAGAATAAAAATACACCCGGAAATTTTCGAAGGACTAAAAATAGTCTTCCAAGACCACTACGAAGAAGTAATGCTAATGGCAAAAAAAATAGAATTAGGAGGATTGGAAGACATAGAGATAGAAAGAAGAGAGTCGGGAAAGGCAATAAAAATAAAGGCAGACGAAAGCGTGGACACGGTAGAGATAGATGACACAGAGGAAGAAAAACACGAAGCGCAGACAATGGGCTCGGTAGTCTTTGACGAGGAGGGAAGGGCATTTGGAATTATAACAGCAGGCAAGTCCACGGAGAATAAAGAAGACATCTTCAAACAAGGGTTAAAAAGTTTTATAGGGGACATAGCACCTTACCTTACCGAGCAGCAATTAGCAGGAAAGGCGGAAGAACTTCAGAAAATAATAAACAGTAGACCATAAGTAAAGGTCGAATAAAAACCAAACAAAATAACATGGAAATAATGATCATAGGAATAATAATCTTCGCTGTAATATGCTATTTTATGGCGAAAAGCCGAGGAAGAAGCCCTGCTCTCGGAGCAATCCTTGGCGCCCTCTTTGGGATATTTGCGGTGATAGGATACGCGATCGCCGGGAAGACACAAATAAAGAAAGCTGAAGAAATGGAAGATTTCATGAGGGCAAGGGAAGAGGTTAGAAAAAAGTAAAAGTAAATTCTAAAAAAAATGACTAAAAAACAAACAAAGGACACCGAGAAAAAAGACAGCTACAAGGAGGAATTTACCTTCGGGGAATTGCTTCAAAATATGAAGAACGCAAGGAAACAAAACCTCGTGGAATCTATGGTTGATATAGGATTTCTTGAAGTGCTCGCGACAGAAGACCCGGAAAGAGAAGTCCCGGACGACAAAGGAAGATTGATCCCAATTCAGCACCGGATAGATGAGATAACAATAGGAATGGGAAACATCAAGAGAAGGTTGGCGGCGATTGATGAGTTGATAGCAATTGACAAAAGCAACAAGCTCGGGCAGAGATACGACGACAAAGTAGTAAAAGAGGCAGAGAAGAGAAGAGAAGAAAGAAAAGAAGAAAAATAGTAAAAACAAAATTATGATAAACAAAGTAACCATAGTCGGGAACCTTACCGGGGATCCGGAACTAAAGAAGCTACCGAACGGAACGAGCGTAGCTAACATAGTTGTAGCGACAAATAGAACTTACAAGGACAAGGACGGAAACAAGCAAGACGAAGCAGAGTTCCACCGGGCCGTAGTTTTCGGAAAAATGGCTGACAACTGCGCGGAGTATTTAATAAAAGGCCAGCAATTGGCCGTGATAGGGAGATTAAGAACCCGGAGCTGGGAAGACAAGCAAGGGAACAAGAAATACATGACAGAGATTATTGCAGACTCGGTAACTTTCGGGAGAAAACCTAAAGTCGAAGGAAAAGAGGAACAAAAGGAATTATGAAAGTGATACAATTTGTTATAGAAGGTAACCAAGAAAACTCGAAAGGAAACCCGATTCCCTACAAGAGAACAACGCGAGGGTCACATTGGAACGAAAAGACAAAGAGGTATAACGCTTGGAAGGAGTTCGTGGTAGGAGAATTTCTTAAAAGCATAGAGAATAATTACCCGGAGTACTTACAGAAATTTCAGAGAAACTGGATAAACCGAGGAAAGCCCATAGAGCTTCAAAAAGACGCCAAGGTAAAGGTCGATATGGTAATAGAGTGGAAGAACAAGAACCACGGAGACCCAGACAACGTTTGGAAAGGAATAGTGGATGCGCTTTTTGATGAAGACAAAAACATAGACGGATCATTCAGCTCGGGAGTAACCGGGGAAGGAGCAGTAGAAGTGACAATTATTTACGATAACGAACCCTTCAGAAATGAGTGAAGAAAAGTGTCCATTATGCGGGGGAAGAGTGGTAAAAATTTGCAAGAGCTGCAAAAGCAAGATGAAAGAGAAGCAGAAGCCAACAGTACTTTTGAAATGGCAGCACCTTCATAAAATGGAGTGCCCGGCATGCAAAAAAACCTTGACAGAAGGACAGCTCAAAGACGAAAAGATAATAAGATATTGCCCGGATGAGGAATGCGACTTCAGGATAAAGGAGGAAACCATTAAAGAGATATTAAAAAACCCGACGCACCCGGCTAACGTTTTCAAAGGAAGATGAAAAAACAGAAAGCATTTTGGGGAAAATGGTCAGACAAAGTAGAAGAAATGACTCTTGATGAAAAAATACAGAGATCATTAAAAGATATTAAAAAAGAGATATGTCAAAAGAGAAATTAAAGTGGACAACAGAAAAAAGAAAAGTAAAAGAGCTCGTGCCATACGAGAAGAACCCGAGAAGAATAACCGAAAAACAAAGAGAGCAACTAGAAAAATCTTTGAGCGATTTTGATTTAGTAGAAATACCAGCAATAAACACGGATAACATAATAATTGCCGGACACCAACGAATGAAAATAATGATACTTCAAGGCAGAGGAGAGGAGGAAATAGATGTAAGAGTACCGAACAGGAAATTGACAAAAAGAGAGTTGGAAGAATACAATATAAGAAGTAATAAGAACACCGGAGAATGGGACTGGGAAAAGCTAGCAGAAATGGATAGGGAAATGCTTTTAGAGATAGGATTTGACGACAAGGAAGTACAGAAGATCATGGACGCGAACGAAAGAACAGAGAAAGCAAGAGCAACCCTTGCGGAAAGATTTATAATGCCACCTTTTAGCATATTAGATTCCCGGAAAGGAGAATGGCAGAAAAGAGAAAGAGCGTGGTATGAAATAATAAACGTCACAGGGGAGAAGGCCGACTCGGGAGGATTAGGAAAAAGTAAAGAAGGAGTATTATACAAAGAAGGCGGAGGAGGAGACCCCCATTATTATAAAGCAAAGGAAAGAATTAAAGAGTTTTTAGGAAGAGACATTAGTAACGAAGAATTTGAAAAGAAGTATTACGAAGTCCAGCCCCTCAACGACGGAAGCTCGGTATTTGACCCGGTTTTGACAGAACTAATGTACACATGGTTCGCACCGAAAGGAGGAAAAGCACTAGACCCCTTTGCAGGAGAGCAAACAAAAGGAGTCGTCGCCGGAGAAATTGGAATGGAATACACCGGAGTAGAATTAAGAGAAGAACAAGTAGAAATAAACAACAAAGCATGCAGTAACTACAAAGGAGTAAAATATCACACCGGAGACAGCAACGACATAGACAAAATAGTAAAAGAAAAAGATTTTGATATTATTTTCACTTCACCGCCATATTATGATTTAGAGATTTACAGCAAAGAAGATTTAAGCGCTCTCGGAACATACGAGGAGTTCATGGAGCAGTACAAAAACATTTTCAAGAAAGCAATAAGCAAATTGAAGGACGATAGATTTGTCGTAGTAAAGGTAGGGGAGATCAGAGACAAGAAGACCGGAGAATACAGAAACTTTGTAGGAGACAACATAGCATTATTTAAGGAATTAGGATTACACTATTACAACGAAATTATATTCGTAAATTGCATAAGCACATTACCATTTAGAGTAACAAGGCCGTTCAACACTTCAAGGAAAATAGGAAAAACGCACCAAAACTTACTAACCTTTTACAAAGGAGAAGCGCAAAATCTTTTTAAGGAAGAAAAAGCAGTGTGGAGCATACACCAAAATCTCTTAGCATTTTTCAAAGGAAACCCGGACAAGATAAAAGACCAGTTTGGAAACATAGTCGTAGAGCAAGATATAATTTTCAAAGAAGATGAGCAATAAAGAAATAAACTTATTAGAAAAAAGAATAAGAGCAGAAGTGATTAAGAAGTACATGGAGAGAACAGGAAAGAAGAAGGCGGTATGCTTTACATGTGGAAACGCAGCGAAAGCCCTAAGGGAAACCGGAGTAGAAACGCTGGCAATAGGAGAGAAGGAGGAATTAAAACCGGGCCACTGGTTCACGCAGATAGAAATAAAAAACACATTCCCAGAACACTTCAACGCAACGAGTGGAGACATACCTATATTTTTAATGGAAGAAATTGCAAGAAGAATGAGAATAGCTATAGGAGAAGAACCCCCCAGGGAGATCAGAATAGGGAGTGGAGAGACGGCCGTAGTAATGGCTCTCGCATACCCCGGAAAGATAAACGAATTTGTATTAGTAAGAGACGGAGGAGAGGAGACAGAATACAATAAAAAAGCAACCCTGAATAGATTAGTAGAAGTGATTTACCGGAGGAGGATTGAGAACGCTTTCACATTTAAGAAAAGATGAATAAAAAGACTGAAAATAAAAAAGAAAACAGCAAAAAGAAAGAAAAAGGCATTGTGCAAGAATGTGAAAATAACGGAATTCAAAAAAAAGACATTTATTACGAATTTATAGTATGGAGTGGACTCCCTCCAACAGAAAGATTAAAGCTAGGAATAGAGACACAAGAAGATTTCTGCAACGTTCATAAAATCCACAGAAACACCTTGACAAAATGGAAAAAGTTAAGTGACTTCAAAGAAAGGGTAGAAAAGATAAGAAGAGACTGGGCCTTCGAAAAAACAAGTGATATTATTTACGGAATTTACCGCTCTTCAATTAAAGGAAACCCGGCAAGTCAGAAATTGTGGTTACAATACTTTGCTAATTTTGAGGAGACGACAAAAGTAAAGCAGAGAATAAAAGTCGAAGTAACAGAAGAAGATATAAGGAATTTAATAAATGTCCTACCAAGAGAAAGACAACAACATTATTACGGAGAACTTGCAAATCTCGCAGACGAAGCAGAGTACTATGGAAATAGTCAGCAAGCTGAGAACGTCATTGGAGACGGCAAAAGAGGAGGGACTAATGAAATCTTTAAGGGAGAGATACAAGGAGAAGCCGATAACCTTCCACAAGAGATATCAGGTAGAGGGATCACCGATGAAATGGCCACGGGTGATAAGAAACACTTACGCACAATTATGGCTCAACAAGACCACACGGGCGATTATCAAAGCGCCGAGAGGAGGTGGGAAGAGCAAGCTCCTTGGAACGATCGGATTTGACAAGTGGTATTTCAAGGACCGGAACGTCTTGGACATGGGAGGATCAATGGTGCAGGCGGAAATCGTTTACGGATACTTCAAGGATTATACTGAAGTAGATCCGGAGATAGAGGAACACGTGGAAGGAGACGTACTCCGGCACAAGACGGTATCGGTAAACAGAAAGTATTTCTCCTGCGTGACAGCAAGCCAGAAGCAAGTAAGAGGAAAGCACCCGGACGTCCTATTGAGTGACGAGACATGCGAGACAGAAGACCAAGTGGTGCAGGCGGCGATTCCAACCGTAAGCACAAGTGAGAACCCGCTCGTAGTGATGGCCAGCACCTTTCACCAGATATTTGGTATCTTTCAAGACACGTGGGATAACGCGGAGCAATACGGATACACAAGATTCGAGTGGGACATATTCGATGTAACGAAGGAATTCAGCCCGGACATTTGGAAAAAACATAAGCACATAGACGACATAGACGAGTTGATTGAAAGAGCAGACGGAAGGACAGGAGACCCGGAAGGTTGGATCCCAATAGAAAACGTAATTCAGGCATGGAAAGAGAAGCCGACGCTGGACTGGTTCGACATCGAGTACATGGGAAGTAGACCAAGCGCGACAGGGCTCGTCCTGAAACCGGAGCAAGTGGACATTACCTTTATTGACGAAGAAGAGGAAAAAGAGTATCCTGTAGTAAAGGGAGCGGAACGAGTGATAGGAATCGACTGGGGATTCAGCAGCATGACCAGCGTAGTCGATATGATGAGGTACCGGGACGACACGAAAGTGCTGGTAGACAACAAAAACTACACGCAGGTGGACAGCGCAGATATTATCAAAGACGTAGTGGAAATGGTAAGGGAAGGAGGACACCGATTCATACTGGCAGACATCGAAGGAAAGTTTGAGAACTCGGCACTCCAGAATGAGCTGAATAAGCAGGGGATCAAGTGCGAAGTAATAGAAGTGAACTTTGGAAAAGAGAAAACGGAGATGGTGGGAAACCTCCGGGCCCACTTCGAAAAGGAAAGGATAAAAATACCACACCGCTTCAAGGTTGCTTATTGGCAATTGAAGAGATATAGATACCAACCGGGAACAGACAAGCCCATGAAGGGAGATGATCACATCCCGGACGCAATTATGTGCGCCCTTCAAAAAGAAGGTTGGCAAATAGGGAAAAGAGAAAGTACATTGGCGCCAACAGGAGGAGGGACAACTATAACAGGGGGTTTGCAGAAAAAAGGAATATAAATTATAATAAAACAATGAAAGTATTAGGTTTCGAAATAAAACGCGCCCAACAAGCGGCGGAACCTCAAAAGAAGCCGGAGACAGAGCTTGGTGATTCTGGAACAGAAAAGTACGTTGGGATAATAAGGGAAGAATACGTCAAAGAACTCACAAATGAACAAGGGGTAAAGAAATACGATGAGATGAGAAAGAGTGACGGCACCGTGCGTGCCGCTATTGTCGTTACGCAACTCCCGATAAGGAGAGCGGAATGGTTCGTAACCCCGGCAAGCGAAGATGACAAGGATCAAGAGATAGCCGAATTCGTAAAGAAGAACCTCTTCGAGTGGCAAAGAATGGGCTGGGACGATTTACTTCGCCAAGCCCTTTTGAATTTGACATTCGGAGTAATGCCATTTGAGAAGGTATTCGACGTAAAGGACTGGGAGGGAAGAAGCTACATAATATCACAATTGGCGCCCCGGCTTCCCAAAACAATAATGTCGTGGGAATTGGACGACGGCACGGAAGGGATTCAGCAACAAAGACGGGACGGAGAAACAGCTCAAATCCCCATGGAAAAGATGGTTGTGTTTATAAACGAAAGGGAAGGAGACAATTACTGGGGAACGTCAATCTTAAGAAGCGCATACCGGCACTGGTATCACAAAAGCAATTTTTATAACATAGACGCCATAGCATTCGAAAGACAGGGAGTGGGAGTGCCATACGCAAAGATGCCAAGCGGAGCAACGGATAAGGACGAAAAAGATGCAAAGAATTTGCTGGAAAACTTGAGAGCAAATGAAAAAGCATACATACTCGAACCGCATAATTACGAAGTCGGGTTCAAGGACATGGGGGGAAAGCAATTGAGAGATCCCAGCCCAAGTATAAAACACCACGACCGGCAGATAACGAAAGCGGTGCTTGCTCAATTCTTAGAACTCGGAGGAGGAGAGTCCGGGAGCTACGCTCTATCAAAAGACCAGAGCGACTTATTCCTGCAAAGCATGGAGGCGGTTGCAAATGAAATAGCAGACACCTTTAATAAGGAATACATAAGAGAATTAGTGGATCTCAATTTTGATAACGTGGAAAACTATCCTACGTTGGATTATTCAGGAATATCTTCAACAGACGTGAAAGGATTGGCAGAAGCATATCAAACCCTTACGAATGCCGGAGGAATTAGAAGAACACCAGACGATGAGCAATACTTCCGAGGCATGCTTGGACTGCCAGAGGTAACCGAGGAGGAGAAAGAACGCCGGGAGGAAGAGAAACCGGACATGACTCCCAAAGAACCAGAAGAAGAACCTGAAAAAGAAACTGAAGATGAATTAGGTCTTTCGGAACTAAAAAAAAACAAGAAAATCAACCGGCACGACATAGGGGTAAGGATTAAAGAGAAGGTGGACGGAATGAGAATGAGCGAGTCTATTGACTTTCTTAGGAAGCACATTGAAAACATAGAGAAGGCCGCAGAGCAAGACGAATTCTACAAGCAAGTGAAAGGAGCCCTCACAGCCCGGCTCAAAGAAAGGGAGAGGGAGATATTTCAGGAAACAAATGACTTCAAGAGCTGGAGGCCACTAACATTCGCAGAAAAAAAAGTAAGCTTCCAAAGCATAAGAGATAAATTGGACGAAGCGGAAGAGGGGTTCAAGGAAGAAGCGGAGAAGCTACTCGAAGAAGAAAAAGAGAGATACGTAAGCAAGGTGGGAAAAGCAATAATGGATGCGGACAAAGATAAAATCAAGAAAACGGAGTTTATGTGCAAGACGGATTACCTGAAGCTGATTAAAAAATACCTGAAAGAAATTTATGTCTTCGGAAAGAACAACGCCGCCCGGGAAATGGGAGAGGATACACCACCTAATAAAAGAGACACACTCCGGAACATAGACATAGCAGCTGACACAATAGTGGAGGATCACCTTCATACATTCCAAACCAAAGCGAAACAGGCCATAGTAGAATCAATAAGAAAGCCGGACGAGAAAGAAGAGTATTCAGAAGAAGAGAAGAAGAAGATATTTAAGGAAAACAAATCCCGGGCCATCGCAGCAATGGGAGCAGCATTGACGAAAGGCATTTCAGATAAAGTAGGAAACACCGCTGCGATAATAATGGGAGGATACCTAAACCGAGGAAGAGAGGACACCTTCGAGAAGTATGAAGATAAGATTCACGCCTTGCAAAGAAGCGAGATCCTTGATAAGAAAACCTGCGATTACTGCTTATCAGTGGACGGAAGAGTGGTAGAGAAAGACGACCCTTTCGCCAGTCACACGGTCTTCCATTCAAACTGCAGAGGAATTTGGGTAGAGATATTAAAGACAGAAGAGGAGTTGCCACGAATAGATGGAGTGCCAAAGACGCTCCGGGACAGAATTGACGACGCGCCAAATACCCTGATCCAGCCAAGAAAGCCAACTACCCGGAAAGGAACACCAGCCGGAGATTTCGTAAGAAAGAAGAAGAAAGAATAGGGAGAGAAAAAAAGATTTGTAGAAGGGGATAGCTCTTTCAAAAAGGAGGTGTTACAATTGAAGAACGAAAAGAGTAACCACCACGTTACGCCGACAAGCCGGAGTAGGTTCGGAAGAGAAGTAACCTTGCCCAAGAAGTTTCACAGTGCGTGGCACGTAATTTTCGGAAATCTCTACGGAAGAGAAGCAGAACTATTCATCGAGGAAGTAAATGAAATGATGGACTTCGAGGAAGAGATCACGAACGATGATTTAAGAAAGGCAAGGGAGAGAACCCGGGGATTGGAGTTATACGAATTCCAAAAAAGACACGCGAACGGGAGGCGAAGAAAATGACTAAGAAAGGAGAGGCGATTTACAAAGAAGAATACAACGTCTTTTTAGTAGAAACAGAAAAAGGTATTTACAGGGTGGAGACTTATTTTCAAATCAAGAGAGAAGCAACACCGAGCCCGAAAGAAACGAGATACAAAACGAAAGTAAAAGAGGTAAAATGCGAAAAAATCATGAAAAGAAAGAAGTAACACTCACCAAAAGGAAAGGGGAGACACCGAAGTCGCGGGAGGCAAAATCCCAAAACAAAAGCGGTCCCTCTCCCCTTCTTTATTCTTGACTATAAAAAAGAAAAGTATTAAAATAAAAACACCATGAAAACAAAGCAACAAGTCGAAAGAGTTCCAATCATTTTTCCTATAAAGCTGTCGGAGGAAGGAGCCGTCCCGGGAGATATTCACGTGCTTCCAATAGGAGCATGGGATCACCCGGTATACGGAAAGATAGTAATAAATCAAAACGATATTCAAGAGTTTATCCAAAACTTTGAAGCAGGATTAAGGAAAGGAATATCAGTTACAGCCGGACACGAAGCAATTGACGAGAAGCCGGCAGTCGGATGGGTGAAGGAACTTTATGCAAGAGGTGACGGGCTTGGCGCAAAAGTAGAATGGAACGAAGAGGGCAAGGAGCTCCTCAAAAATAAAAAGTTCAAATACTTTTCGCCGGAATTCTACCGTGAGTATGAGGACCCGGAAACCCGGGAAATCTATAAAAACGTCTTCACGGGAGGAGCCCTGACGAATAAACCTTATTTCAAAGGACTGGAAGCCATAGTGCTTTCAGAACATACAATTAAAAAGTTAAATGAGAACACCATGAATATAGAAGAACTATTACAAAAGAAGAAAGAAGACTTGACCGCCGAGGAGGTTGAATTCCTTAAAGGTCAAAATCAAGACGAACTTACCGACGAACAGAAGGAAAAGACGAATGAACTTCTTAAAGATGATGATGAAGGAGAGGGAGAAGGCGAAGAAGGTGCGGGAGAGGGAGAAGGCGGAGACGAAGGAAGTAGCGCCAGTGGAGAGAAAGAAGGAGCAGGAGGAACCGGAGAAACACAAGGCACGGAAAAGAAAATCCAAGTGGACGCTTCCTACCTCAAGACACTTGAGAGTAAGGCCAATGAAGGCCAGCAAGCATTCATTCAAATGAAAGAAATGCAAGTCAAAAACGACGTCAACGAAATGACGTTTAACGAGAAGAACAAAGACGGGAAATTCCTTCCTAAAACAGCGCCAAAGCTGAAGAGCTTTTTAGAGAAGCTCACCCCGGAGCAGTACTCCAGTTTCAAAGCGTTAGTAGAGGAACTTCCAAAGGTCAACATCTTTGAAGAATTAGGTGATAGCCAAGCAGCCGAGAACGATCCCAGCAAGCAAGTAGATAAACTTGTAGAGAAGAAGATGAAAGATGATAGCGCAATGAAGTATTCAGACGCGTTGAGAGAGGTCTTGGCAGAAAACCCAAAACTGGTAACGGAAAGGGAAAGCCATCTTCAAGGAGAGTAAAAATTAGTAACTAAAAACAGAAACCATGAGTCAAGCAATCAGAGACTTCGAAAAAACATTCATAGCCGCCGAGGACCTTTCAGAAAAGCAATTCCACTTCGTCAAAATGGACTCGGACGGAGAGGTTGAATTGGCAACAGATGAAAACGACGCAATCGTCGGCGTGCTCCAAAACAAGCCGGATAACGGAGAAGCGGCCCTCGTAAGATTTGCAGGAACCACGAAAGTAAAGTGTGGAGACACAATCGGAGTAGGAGCATACGTTACAAGTGGTGCGGGTGATGACGGAGAAGCAGAACCAACCACGACCGCAGGACAAGTAGTCAGAGGAATTCACATTGGACAGGAAAGCGCCTCGGACGGAGATGTAACAGAAATCCTGTTGACATACTTCCATCACAAGGAATAGAAATTAAAAAAATAACCAGAAAAATACCATGTTAACACGAACCGACGTAATGATAGATCCAGTGCTTTCCAATGTTTCAAAGAAGTACACGAATCAGGAATTTATCGCAGACAGGATAATGCCCGTGGTTCCCACAGCGAAACAAACCGGAAAGTATTACATCTACGACAAATCAAACCTTCGCAGGGACGTAACCTTGCGCGCTCCCGGAAGCGGAGCAAACGAGACCAGCTTTGGTCTCTCGACGGAGGACTTCATCACGAAAGACCACGCATTGAAGGACTTCATTCCTGACGAAGTTCAGGAACAAGCGGACGCGCCACTCAATCCTCTTATTGACGCAACCGAAAACCTTACCGAAAAGCTGTTGATTGATAGAGAAAAAGAACTTGCAGAGACAATGGAAGACACAAGTACATTGACAGAGAACACCACCTTATCAGGAACAGACCAATGGAGTGATTATTCTAACTCTGATCCAATAGGAGATATAAGAGATGGAATTGAAAACGTACACAGCAAAACCTTTAAGAGACCAAACACAGTAGTGTTAGGCCAAGAGACATACAATAAGCTCATTGACCATCCACAAATTGTGGAGAGGATTAAGTACAGCCAGCTCGGAATAGTTACCACCGAATTACTTGCAAGAGTCTTCGGAGTAAACGAAGTTCTTATCGGAAGCGCCGGAGAGAACACAGCAAAAGAAGGACAAAGCGATTCCCTCGGATACATCTGGGGTAAACACGCTTGGGTCTTCTACAAAGCTCCCGGAATGGGATTGAAACAACTAACCTTCGGATGGACATTTGCCTACAAGACAAGGATAGTGGAGAGATGGAGAGATGAAGACAGAAAAGGAACCTACGTAAGGACTGGAAACGACAACTACACTCAAAAGGTCGTTTGCGCGGAAGCAGCATACTTGATCAAAGACGCCGTAGCATAACCACTAAGCGAAAGGGGAGGCAACCCCTCCCCGGAACGCTTACTCTAAAACCATGAGTAAAGATTTCAAGAAACATCAAATAGCTGTCCGGCACGACTACAAAACCGTCAGAGGGGAAGTATCCGTAGAACCGGGACTAACGGTTATGAAAGTGGCAATGGCGATTTACGATTTCAGTAAGCACGGCGGAGACCAAGGAGACATTGGCTTGGGAGTTTACCTTCCAAAGAATGCCATAGTCAGGAACGCGTACGCACACGCCATTGAAGAATTCACGTCAGACGGAGCAGCAACACTTGCCTTTAAGGCAGCAACCGCCGGAGATCTTGTAGGAACAACCGCGAAAGGAGATTTAGAAACTGGAGATCTTGTAGACGGAGCAGCCGACGGAGACGCGACAAACATGATTCTGCTTGACGCAGAAAAAGAAATCACAGCCACAATTGCAACAGCAGACGCCACCGCCGGAAAGGTTGCCGTGTTCGTAGAATACTTTATAAGCCAGTAAAACTATGAAATATAAAGTAATCAAAAACCTAAAACACGACGGAACAGTCTACACTCCCGGAGATACCGTGGAGTTAAACGATAACGTCGCGAATGGCCTCCTCAAAAGCGAAGTGGTAGAAGAGATAAAGGAGAAGACCCCTAAAAAGACGGCCCAGAAGGCAAAACAGACCAAGAAGAAGGCAAAGGACATCTCCGAGGAAGCCTACGAACTATAAGCAGGAGTTAGTCGACCCTTGCTAAACAAAAGAATGCAGGAACATGCTAACTAAAATAGTAACCTTGAGAGAATTGGCCGCAACCGAGGACGGAGAAGGCGACGCCGAATTCACTTACGAAGTAAAAGCATTTCTAAAATAACCATGAACTATACAGCAGAAATTAAAAAGGTGGACAAGGAGAGGCATCAGGCCTCTAACACAAACTTCCTCAAGGTAGAATTCGCAATCCTTAATGAAGAAGAGGAAGAAGTGAAGACCAAGAAGATTGGACTATCCCCGAACACTTCCAAGGAGGATATTCAGGAGGAGGTTCAAAAGCACGTTAACGCTCATGCGAACGAGGAGAAAAGAGCGGAGAAGCAAGAGAAGATTGACAAAGAGGACGAGAACGTTAAGGAGTTGAAAGTGCTTGAGGGAACAAAGGTCAATGCAAAACAAACTAAGAAAAAATAACCATGCTAAAACTAAGAAAAAGCGGTAAGCAAAACCTACGTGAAAACGTAAGATACGAACTCCGGGACAGGGAAGGGAACGCAAAACCCATTTTTCAGGACAACGGCTTATTCACATTTCTGATGAAGAAAGGAATTGTTGGACCGAACTTCAAAAAGATACCATTCCTCCTCGGAAGCTGGCAGACCGAAAGGATCGTCTCAAACCTGATTACCAATGACGGACTCGCCGGAGTAGCAAGTAGGATAAACGGAGCCGGAGCAGAAGACGCCTTCACCTACATTGCAATTGGTACCGGAACGACAGCAGCAGACGTAGGAGACAGCACTCTTGTAACAGAAACCGACAGAGAAGACGCAACGGCTTCAAGAACCACCACGACAGAAACAGACGACACCGCCCGGCTTGTTCATACGTTTACTTTCTCTGAATCAGCAGACATAACAGAGTCCGGAGTATTGAACGCCGCAACCGACGGAACCTTACTTGCAAGACAAGTATTCTCGGCGATCGGAGTGCAAGATGGCGACAGCTTACAGGTAACTTGGGACTTCCAAGTAGAAGACGGCGGAGAAGCGTAAAACTAACCGCTAACAGATTAGACAGAGGGCTTGCCGAGTTTTTGGTGCGCCCTCTTCTTTGTTAAAATGATAGGAAAAATAAAGGCGTTCGCCATTTATTACAGCAACCGAGTAGAGTACGGCTACACCTATGAGGACTGGAAAAACCTGCCGGATCACGATGTCCAGCTGGCTTTGTTTTTCTTTATGCACGGGAAAAGAACTCATATTTCAGGGTCAGATTATTATGGACTAACCGAAAAAGGAAAAAGAACATTTTCAAATGATACTCGGGAGATAGAAGGACATATGAAATACGGAAAATGGACTACGGACGAAAACATAAAAAGAATATCAGATGAGGCAACAGAAAACACAGGGAAGGATTTAGACCAAAAATGGCTATTGCCGGAAGACAGGAACAAAGTAAGAATTGAAAGAGAAGAAGCTATATGAGAACATACTATTTCAAAATTGACGATGCTCCAATACAAATAACAGGTTGGGAGGTAACAAAGGTAATGTCAACGGGAACAGAAGACCCCGATACTTTTGACGTAACAACAAGCCCAGGAGATACAATAAGTTTAGGAGCAATAACAGGAACGCTTACTCCGAACAATGATGAATGGGGAACGCAGGGATTTTCAGTAAGAATAGAGCTATCAACAGCAGGAGATGATAAGGAAATGAGAGTAAGAGCTCACAGGGTAAGCGATGACGGAACAATACAGGAAAGCAGCGATTGGAGCAATATGGAAGAATTTGGAGAAGAACCTCCGACTCTTAATTTTACAATACCCGAAAAGGCGTGGACTAACGGAGAATGTAGTGACAGATTGGCGATAGAAATAGAGTTAACAGACACAAGGGGACACGGACCATCCCATACAGCAAGATTTCAAGTAGGGGACGCTTCTTATTGCCAGTCAGAAATAGACCATCACGGAGGAACTTGCACAGCTCCCGAATATGTTCAAGTAACAGAAAGAGCCCAATTCAAAGAAGACCGAACTACCCTTGCAGAAGGAGAACAGATAAAAGAAAAGAATGTATTTCTTGACGCAAGAATAAATAGTTTAGTAGGAGGAGATTTTGTAAAACATAAGGTAGAAGTGAAGAAAAGCGGAGACGCTTGGACAGGAGAAGCAACAAAGATAGGAGACGATGTAATAAGAGACGCCCCAGACCCTCGGAATGTTTCTTCAATGCCGATGGTTTACGATTCAAAGCGAAAGAGGTTTGTTTATTTCGGAGGACAAGACCAAGACGGAAACCTAAGGAATGATACTTGGGAGATAAATTTCAAACCGAAGATAGACCCGAAACCTCAATTCAGAGAATTATACCCTGGAACAAGTAATGGAATACCAAACGGAAGATATGTCCACGGAGGGATTTACGACAGCGAAAACGACAGAATGATAGTGATAGGAGGGTGGAGCGGAAGTGCAGAAAATGATGTGTGGGCATTGCAATTTACCGAAGAAGACAGACAAGGAACGTGGGAGTACATACACGACTTGCCATTTTCGGACGGGCTATACAACCTCAAAGAAGTAATGGCTTATGACGCAACAGAAAATACCCTTTATTTAGTGGGAGGAAATGACGAAGGAACGGGGAGGGATTGGGTGTATAAAATGGATTTAACAAAAGGAGAAGAAAGCTGGACACAACTAAAAG